TTAATGATTGATAACATCGAATCACCATAATCATTCCAACGCTTGAATGCATCTTCTCCTTTTGTATATTTTGCCTGCATACTCTCATTACACCTGCCAGATATCTCTGTTAAAGAGTCCAAGAAAATCCAAGAATATTTACTCTTGAAGTCAGGTGATAAAAACAATTGATATACCTCTTTGAGATCAGCAAACGAGCTAATTTCAAATCCTTCGACTTTCCCTGATTCGACAATATCCTTGACGCTTAAAAGGCCAGCTTCTGCCGATAGACAGCACACTCTTTCACCATCTGGTATCGTCCTGAGCAAAGATGTTTTTCCTGATCCAGTATTCCCCAAGACTAACGCACTGAACCTATTGACGGACTGAACGCCTATTGGTTTTAACATTGGTTATCTCCTTGTTTATTGTTTAAAACGGGATATCGCTTTCATCCTCAATTTTCTCGAAAATTACTTGCGGCGCGCCTGGCTTAATCTCCCTGCTCCATGCGATGGCCTTTGCAAACTCCGCATTTTCTTTCATGGCCGATTCAAGTGCTTTTGTGGATGATGGCTTGAACTCATAGACGAAAGTGTCGTTAAACACATCAGGGAGCAGTGTTTTCACCTGCGCCAACCGATCCTGATACCATTTGATATTCTCCTTCAACTGCACTGTGACTTTGATACCGGCTTCCAACAGATGGCCGGTTTTGCTTCCGTTTCTGTATTCAGCGGCTCTCGACAGTTCGAGATTGATACCGCGTAATTCCTCTGTCATTGCCTGTATCTGAATTTTCAATTCAGAACCTCTGACTATTAACACTTTAGTGACCATAAACCTGCTCCTTTCTTGGATATTTATAAGAATGGCGTAAAACCCCTATCCCTTCAGGGTAGGGGTCGTTGACTTTTCCGGCACACTATCCAGCGACCCAGGCGGGGTAATGTTTTAAACCTTTTCCAACCCGATGCCTCGAAGCTCTGGACTGCGAGGCGGCTCTTATCAGAGTGTCCGTATGGCTGCTCCATCTGGCCCTCCTAAATCAATTCTGGTTTCAAGGTCGAAACGTTCATCAATCAACTCTGTGACCATTAGCCATTCGCAGAACAAAATCCAGCGGCTCTGGATGTCTTCAAATCTACTCCAAAGCCATAAAAACTTTCCTGTGGTTCGTATCATTTTTAGTTCTCCTGATAATTTCTTCGTGGTTGAAAAGAATCCCGACCTTGACCAGCTTTCTAACCAATATCAGATAGAATCTGACGCCCGGCAAACGAGCTGGATTGGTTTACTGCACCTGGTCGGGGAGGCGCTTGGAGATCCGGGCTGGATGTCAACTGCGTGATTGTTTATAAGCCCCGTGCGCTTTAAATGCGCGGTCATAAGTGTCGGTGTCGGCTGCCCGGTAGCATCTAAGGCACGTCCGGCTGAGATACTGCCCACTGCCCAGGACATACCCGGCAATTGGCCGGGTGTTGCATATCTGGCAGATGCCAGTGTCAGCTATTGGCGCGGGTGCTGGCCGGTGGTAGGCCGATGATGGTTTTAATTTATGGAATCTCATAATCGTCTCCGGTTCAATTGTAAATTTCAATGTTCTTCAACCGAGTTATTATCGAATCGAAATTAATTGTTTGATCACCATTAATCCGAGATTTAATCGCTTCACCCAATTGCGCCATTACATCTGACATCATTATAAGAGAGTCTCTTTCGGGTTCAGTTATTCGGATATCGCGTACATGGCCAAGTGTTTCAAATATCCCGCAGAGAAGACTGCGTATTTTTCTTATTGCGAACTTAATTCTTTCTTCCGACAACATATCCATAGAGCAAAGCGATATACTATTATCCATTCCGTCCATTACAGATGAAAGCTCTTCCAGTGCGCTATACTTTTTACGAAAAGTTTGCATATCCTTTTTAGCATCACGGACGAGCTGTTTACGCATATCCGAATTGTCTAAAACTTCGCTTAATAGTCTATACCCTCCATTGTTTGACCTATCATGTGAAAGTGAAACGTATTTTCTCAGCGTAACGCCATCGCTATCCATTGAATTATCTGGTAGGAACATCATGTTATCTGAATCATGTTTTATAATGGTAAGATCAAGTCTAATGACCTGCCTCGCCTGGTTCAAGCGGTACGCATCTGCTGCTATGGTATCCGCCCACTGGAATCTGCCATGCAAAGATGTTTTGGTATTGCTGGCATAAACTACAACTTTCTCAGCATCGAGAATCCCGTCGTTGCTTTTTCTGATAATTTCAAGTTCTTCAGATACCGTAAATGATGGGAAGTCCCGGTCTTTTTCGTCAATCACGCTGTAATCAAACGCTTTCTGTTGAATCAGTTCGTCCATTTTCATATTTCCTTGTCGTTCTTTGCGCTTCCCTATCCGCCGATATTCCTTGACGCCTCACCGCATCCGCAGCTTCATCCGTGAAAAACCAGCTTCCCGTCATATGCGCCGGTCAAGGTCGCTCGGGGTTGCCGGTTGGGGTGTTGTTATGTTGGATATATATTAATCAATAAGATGAATTATTGTCAAGATATTTTATCACTCTTAATGATGAATTTTTTCTAAGTGATAAAATTTTGGACAAAAAAAAGGCCCGATCAACCGAAGTTGAACGAGCCTCTTATAATAATGGTACGTTTTGTTTATTACGTTATCATCAACCTAAAACACATCCTACGTCCATTACTTGTTATTTCGATCCATTTACGACCTTCAGACCATTGAGTTGATTTATAGGTGGGGAATCCGACGCATTCGTATTTTTCAATAATGTTCCTTTTTTTGTTGATTCAATTTCTCGTTTTATCGTTTCACCAAACGATCTGAATCTTTCATACTGAGCGACTGTTCCATGTTCAATTACATATTTTGCTATGCCAAGAAGAGAAGTATCTGTATTGACAATTTCCTGTGTTTTTGTTTCAATCGTTTTAAATTTTATCTCACAGACATCATGCTCTTGTTTCTCTCCAACATATATTCCTTTATAAAATTCATCTTGATTTATATTTAATCCTTTACATAATTTATCAAGAGTTACCTGCCCGATCCCTCGTTTTGTATTTCCAAATTCCTTTAAAATATTCGTAACATAAGATGGCGAAACGTCCAAGATTTTAGCCAAGTCTTTATTTTTTAACATCTTTTCCGCCATAATTCTGAGTAAATTTACCCGTATTATTTCTGAAATTGTTGGGTTTCTCATATAGGATAATTTCCTCTTGACTTCATTTCATCTATGTGATTAACTTAACCATGTCTGAAACACTTAAAAAATATTTAAAAGGTAAAAGTCGAGAATCCTTTGCTCACAGCATAGGAACCACGAAAAATTACGTCAATTTACTCGTCGTACATTTGCGCCGTCCATCTCCCCGCCTCGCTCTTCGTATCGAACAAGCCACCGGTGGACAAGTTACCAGAGATATGATGCTGTACCCCGAACTGTACGCCACCACCGACACCCAAAAATCAAACAACCTAACCGAATAACACCTCAAAAAATATCCGTCAACCGAAACGAGGCCACCTGATGAAATTTGACAATGCCGTAAATATCAAAATTGACGAGAAAATGGCCAGGTATCTCGGCAAGATCATAACCAGTATCGACTGTACACAGTCCGAATTCATCAGGACGTGTATCCACCTCGCCGGCCCCCAGATTGAACGTCATCCCTACCTGATACAGTTATTGCCACACTCTGCTGAGAACTTAACACCACAGTCGTAAAGCAAAGGATTTATTACAATGGCAAAAAGTTATGTGGTGGATGGCGAGCATTTCAAAACCAAATCGGCTTTAACTGATAAGGTTCGTGATATCCTTTATGCGTATGAATTTGAACAAGGTTTGAATGACATCAATCTCAAATTCATGAACGCGATTCTTGCCATGCACCCATCTGCTGATGTCAAAATTGGTTGTGGTGTTTCAACCATATTCGTCCGGCAAAATCCAGTTCACAAAAGAAACCGTGGGTTCTGGATTAAACGCACCGATGGCACCGAAACAGATTTCAGTTTTCTTGAATGCCTCAAACCAACAGATCCACTTAGAAAGTTTAAAAATGCCTGCCGTCAAGCAATTTCAGGTGATGTATTTGTTTTTAGAGTGAACAACCTTGACGGTGATTCTGTGTGTCCGATAACCGGAATTGCATTAAATGTTTATAATTGTCATGTTGATCATTCCCCACCAAACACGTTTGACAGTATCGTAACTGATTTTATTACTACCAATTCAATCAATCCTGAACACGTCATTTTAAACAGTTCTGATGCTGAAATAGGTGATAGTTTTAATGATACTGTTTTTGCTGAAAACTTTGTCACCTTTCATAATGAAAGAGCTGTTTTACGTCTCGTTTCTGCACGTGCAAACCTAAGTGAAATAAGGCGTTCATGCTGAATTTATCTAACATAACATCCGCCATGATACAGGCCGGACAAACACCTCCTAAATCCATCATTGCAGATGGTGTTATTCACCGGTATCCGGTTGAAAACGGAACAGGAAAGATACATGGGAAATCTGGATGGTATTGTTTCCATACTGATGGCCCTGTACCAGTTGGATTTTTTGGCGATTGGAGGAAAGGCACTAGTGTCAAGTGGGTATCTGACGAATACTCAAACCTTGGGTATCTGGATCAAATGCAGGCCACTGCATTTATGGCGCAGGCAGAGATAAATCGTAAAAATCAACAGGATGCTGAATATGCAAGAGCTGCCGAATCAGCGAAAGAAATTTATGCAGCATCAAAGAGTCCAACCGAACATGCGTACCTTATTAAGAAGAACATTGCAGCGTATCCCGGCGTTAAACAGGCTGGTAATTCGCTCGTAATTCCCGTTCTCTCAGAATCTTTTCAAGTCCAGTCTTTACAATACATCAGGCCATCAGGTGATAAGAAAAACCTACCCAAAGGTAAAATGAAAGGCGGCTTTTTCATCATCCAAGGCAGTTCAACCATTTTAATCTGCGAGGGATACGCAACCGGCGCAACTCTCCATAGGTGTACCGGACATACTGTTTATTGTGCTTTTTCAGCAGGAAACATCCTGTCTGTTGCTCAAATTGTTAAATCCAAAAACCTTGAGTCAACCATTATTATATGTGGCGATAATGACATCAAAAAACAGGATAACATCGGCGCAACAAAGGCCACTATCGCTGGAGAAGTTATTAGTGCAAAAGTGTTTTTGCCTGAAACATCCGGATCTGATTTTAACGATCTGGCGAATGAATCCGGTGATAATGCAGTTTTGAAAATGTTTACAGAATTAAAACATACAATACTCTCTATAATAACACCAACATCTATCGAAAAATTTGATAGATGTTCAATAAAGCCAATCCCAAATATTCTTTTAAATCCTGGTGGTATATTGCAAGAAACGCTGGATTACATGGACAAGATGTGTCCGGTGTCAGTGCCGATATTTAACCTGGGTTGTTCACTTGCTTTACTTGGCGCTGTTGGTGGACATAAAATCTGTGGGCCAACAGGTATCAGAACAAACCTTTATTGTCTTCTCCTGGGACATTCTGGTTCAGGTAAAGACGGCGCCCCGGCAATCGTGAAACAAATTTTATCCGATACACCAGACTTAATGCACTTCATGGGTGGGTCAAAATTCACCGGAGGCGCAGCCATTTATTCAGCCATATCACTAATCCCTGACAAGTATTCAAAGATTTTCTTTCTTGATGAATTTGCAAAAATATTGAAGCGTGAACGAGCAAAAAACAATACTGCTGAAACTGTAGGCTCTGCCTTTCTTGAATTATATTCTGGAGCTTCCGGTGAAAAATCTTATGCAGATGCGTCAAATAATAAAAAATATCCCTGGCAACATGTCTCCATGATCGGTAGCGCAACACCCGACGATTTATGGGCGCAGATAACACCAACCGATCTCCAGGATGGTTTTATTGCACGGCTTCAAGTCTTTGAGTCCCACCATGATCCTGTCTCGGCTGGATATGAAATGCCGATGTATTACGAAAACAAGCCTCGCCAGCTCATTAAAAAACTAATTGAAATCGCCAATATCGAAATGCAGTTCGATTCTGATTGCGTTGGGAATATCGAAACAAATGCACCAACCATGAAAAAATATGTACCTTTTAAATTAACAAGAACCGGCGAGGCTCTTGAATATCTGAAATATTGGGATGCAGAAATCAATAAAAAGCAGTGTTTATTTAAAGGTAAATGGCAGGGATATATTTACAACCGCGCACGAGAAACAGGCGAAAAATACGCACATGATCACCACCTAAGTAAATTCGGAAAACGATGTATCAGCCTTCCACTTGGTATAGATTCATACCAATATGGCCTATCGCTTATTGACTTTCTTGATGAACATATCCTCAGCATGGCTGGCAATTATGTTTCAGAGAACGACTGGCACGCAATGGAGCAAAAAGTTATCCGAGCAATTAAAGGAAAAGCTACTCCAAGCAAACCAGGTGTGTCTTCTGCGGTTCTTTTTGGTCAGCTTGTCCGGATACCTGAACGAGACAGGAAACATTTACTGACTGGCCTCCTCAGTACCGGACAGATTTACACAAAAAAGCATAAAGGCAAAGCTGGTCCCGAAACTGACATACTTTGCCTATCCCAACTTGCAGATGAAGAATAACTTTATACAGCGTGTATAAAGTTATTTGAATAGATATAATCAATTAAAACAATAACTTACAAACTTTCAAAAAAAACTTGTATAAAGTTTTTTAAGGAAAACTAACTAATGAAAACAAGAACTTACGATAAAAATAATTAAACGTTAGACAATAGACGGGGGTGGCTCACCTGTGTTTAGCGTGAACAGATGATTTTATCCGAATATATGCCTACCCCGTCTAAAGTTAGTATAGTTTATTATCTATATGTATTTATTACATATTAAACACAATAACCTTATATAGGCATGTCTAAAGTTGTCTAATGTTTATATTGTTATTATTATAAGTTATTGTATTTATTATATAATATATACTATTATATAATAAATAACCTTTAAATACTTGATTTTATTATCATTTATCATAATTCAAAGTTCATACGGTGAACACATGAAAAAAAACACTACGATTGATTACAGCAGAATCGCCTATATCAAGATGTGGGAACGTCAAAAATCCATCTATGTGGAGTGGAATGACTGGATGGTAAACGACATGACGTTATGGAAGATGAACGATATTGCAGAAGACAATGGTCACGATGCAAAAATTTTATCTCTCTTCGATCAGTACAGGCCGATCCTGCATAAAAAATCTCACATCATGGTACGAGCTTGTGGTGAATGGCATAGGTGTCCAATTGAAGCCGTACCCGCACTTATCGAAATCCTGGAGAATCTGTTCAAGGACTTTGGTGAACTGACAGAGAAAACCATAGCCATTGATCCTAAAGTCAGAAACAAATTTATTAAACCAGCTTTAAATATCAGTCCAAATCTAAAAAATATAATTGGCATTCATACAAACGCAACAGAAGAAAGAATTCTCAGAATTATTAAATCCAAAGCAACACCAGAGAAACCAGGCATATCAAAAGCAGTTCTTTTTGGCCAATATTTGAAAATACCAAAAGAATATACGAAATTCTTGCTCGATGGATTATTCGCATCTGGCAAATTAATAACTCGCAAATACAAAGGCAAAGCCGGTCCTGAAACTGAACTCTTATGTTTGGCGAATGGAGCAATGATATGATTCCCGAACCAAACACAATCACCCTGCTCATCCCCGGACAACCTGTTGGTAAAAACCGGCCTCGGTTCACGCGCGTCGGTAAGGGTGTCAGAACGTATAGTGATCAAGGCGACGAAGAGCAACTCTGGGTGATGGTTGTACGGCAACAACTCAAAGAACTCGCTGTACGTCATTTCAGTGGCGCTGTGGCCATGAAAATTGTCTTCTGGATGAAGCGTCCTGCTGGCCATTTCGGTTCTGGTAAAAATGCTGGCGTCCTCAAAGCTTCTGCACCTGCTGCACCTGTCACAAAGATCGACTTGGACAATGGGATTAAATGGACGCTGGATGTTCTGAATCATTGCGATGTGTGGCAGGATGATTCTTTCGTGATTGGGATTGATGCAAGGAAACGCTATGCGGAGCCTGGTACTGAACCACGGACTGAACTGGTGTTGCGCGAAGTCACTGGTGTCTGACAAAATTCTTTCTTGGCTCACGAAACGTAAAGCATGAGCCACAAACCACTTTGTATCTATTTCATGATCCACAACTGAGGTGATTGATGTTTAAGTTCATTCGTCGATGGTTCTTAACGCTGAAATTCTATTGCCAAGGAGATAGCCTCCCCGATGCCTGGGAGTGTGCAGTGCTTACAATGTCCGGGTTTCGCCGTGTAATTCTTTCAAAGAAACTTAAAAGACAGCCTTGGAGGCTTAAATGAGCGAAACAGAGAAAGACTTTCAACGAATTGAATTTGATCGCTGGCTTGCTAAATCAAAGCGGTGTCCGGCGCGAGTAAGCAATTTGTGGTGCAGTTACGAATGCAGTATCAATCAAAAAGACTGCTTCTTTGAGACCTGTTTCGCGAAATACTGGGAACACGAATTATGAAAAAGTCACTCAAATCCGCTGTAATCGTTCTGGCTGTATTTTTTCTTTTCATTGCGCCTGTACATAACGCAATGCTCCAGTCACCGCCTGTGGAGCTTTACACGCTGCTTGAGGTGGATAATGACAACGATGCAGACGGAGCAGAAACATGCAGCGAGTTTGTCTGCTGCACGTTTGAAAAAATGCTGCTCATCCTCGATGAACCAAAACCGTAAACAACAGAAAGGAAAATCAATGCAAAATCTGCTTATTAAATTGGCTGAAAAAATATCATCAATCGAATCTCTCGGGGTATATCTTGACGAAATCAGGATCACGGACAGATTCAAACTCATGGATGAAGACCCGATGACTATTACCGGTCTTTTACGTCCAGCCGGCGAGTATTTTTGTGCATCCATCGACGTGCTTATCGCCGTTGATAAACCTGAAGAAGAATCCGTGTTGTTCGAACAAATACGAAATTATCCTACCGTGCAGGATGTTTCTGGGTGCAAAAAAATTGCTGACACGGATATCTGTACAATCGTTCGCAGAGATTCTGTTGTGAAGAAGTCCGTGAAGAAAAAAGGCAAATAATGGCGATTATCAAATGTCCAGTATGTGAAACTGATATTGATTTACATGTATCTGTTGCATCACAAAAAGAAAAAGCTCTGACATCAACAGATATCAATAGATTTCTTGAATGGAACAACAGCATCAATGGCAGTATCCCGAGTTATTGGGACTGCTGGCAGGCAGCCATTTCAACGGTGAAAAAATGATTGACAATGAAGAAAAAACTACTATCAAACGGCTCAGGTTGCTTGGACTGGATCACGATCCCGAAGGATACCCGGTGATTACAATGGCGGATTTAACTCTGCTGCTGAATATCATTGAAAGAGAAGAGGCAATATCAGTTGATAGAAAACTCAGGATCCGGCAGCTCCAATCTGATATCAGGGAACAACGATCTTTCTTCTAATGGAAAGACTTTCGATGTATTATCGGAAAGGATATTGCGAGGCTTTGTGTTGGATTGCTCCTGAATGGCCACCTGGGGTGCCGTGTAACCGGTCAGAGTATTTGGACGGGTACAAACGTGGGATTAAAACCAAAGTGAAAATGAAAAGGAAAAACACAATGACAAAATTTGAAGAGTGGCTCGAAAATGAAAAAGAATTTGTGTTGAAAACTGAAAGAGAAAGGCAATTGGCCAAGGCAAGCTGGAACGCAGCTTTGACGATGATTTACAATCTAATTGACACGGTAACCATAAAGAAAGGAATGGAAAATGAATAAAACAGAACTCATAACAACAATCGCTGAAAAGACGAAAGTCACGAAGTCAATCGTATCTGATGTGGTTGAAATAATGCTCTCCACCCTTATTGAACAAGATAAAGTTTCAATCAAAGAGTTCGGCACGTTCGAGTGGAAGACCAGGCCGGCCAGACAGTGCCGGAATCCGCATACCGGTGGTACAGTTGACGTTCCTGAAAGCAAGATTTTGACATTCAAAGTCTCCAACGGACTGAAAACGTATGCAGACTGATATTTTATATGATATTTGCACTGCTATGGGGGTTGAAACAACATCCAAGATAGCGTATTTAGTGCCTAAGATCAAAGACTTACGAATCGGACATGAACGGTATTCAAAGGTTCGCCATCTGAACGCAGAAGATTTCTATAAAATATTCAAGCATAATGTGCAAGGCAGTCGGTTCGACGATTTAATTGACAATATG